TGTCTAAGGAAAATAAAGTTAGACTAACACCAATGTTAAGTCATGTTTTAGTGTTTTATGCCTATGATTTAAAACAATATGGAGAAGTAATTCCATCATTATACACAAAAAGATTTTTCGAAATCTATGATGATTGGAGTTGCGAAAAGAAAAAACTTTATATGAATCACATGACTGAAAATGGTAATCAAATGCCACAGTTTAGTTCTTTATTTGGTGGTAGAAACTCTAACGCCATGAAAACTATATTTAAAGTTCTCGATATGTCAAGTAAAAAATCTTTTGGTGTCGTAGAAATTGACCCAAGAGTAAGTTTTACTGATGAGGACATCTATAAAAAGTGGAAAGAACAAGGCATGAAAGACGCTTACAGTGGTCAACCTATTGAGTTAGAGGACTGTGTCGGTGACCACATAATACCTCGTTCAGCAGGTATTGAGGCTGGTGGTGTAACAGAGTATCATAATTTAATTGTTACTTCTGCTCACAACAATACAATAAAAAGTAATATGGATGTTGATTTATTTAAGAAAAAGATGAATGTAAATGAATCTATTTAATTTAGATAAAGAAGATATTCTTCAAAAAACTGTTAGGGTGCTCGTGTACCCTAACATTACTTTTCAAGAAGACTTAGAAAAAGATAGTTACATACAAGTCATTAAGAAACAGATTACTTTACTAAATCAGATTCGTGATGACTTGTGGTTCTATCTTATTCTGCCTTGTGAGGTGGAATCGTTGAACTTTGATAATGCAACTCAATATGTTGTTCCAGTTCCAACATATCCACCAACCATGAGGTCTCACTTTGATGTTCCTAAAATAAAAGAAATATTAAGTAGAGATTTAGATTTTGATTTAGTAATGACACATTTGCCAGAACATACTCATGCTCTTAAAAATGTGATGTATAATGTTACTCATCATGAGCCAAAGTTTTTTGGATACTCACATTGGTTTGATGTAAAAAATGTGGTAGAATGGTCAAAAGATAGTTTTCTACAAAACATAACAGGACTATTAGAATATGAAAGATGTTATTTAAATACACAATATCAAAAAGAATTAGTAATTAATCAGGCAAGTAAAACATTTAATGAGGATACAATTTTAAAACTACATGAGATACTTACGCCACAACATTTAGGTGTTGATTCTAAAGATATAATAGATGATACAAGTGATGATTATGAAAAATTAATTGTGTTCAATCATAGACCAGACACTTATAAACATTTCAAAGAATTTATTAAAGTCACAGATGAATTATACAAACAAAGACAAGATTTTAAAGTATGGGTGCCACTATTAGGCAATTCTAATCGTGATTATGTCATAACAGACAAGGGCGACAAACAATGGTATTACAAACAATTACAAAAATGTTGTGTTGGATTTTCACCTAAACAAACTTATGGTGGATGGTCAGTTGCAACAACAGATGGTATGATGAATGGTGTGCCATATATCATGTACGATGATACCTATTATCATGAATTATATAGAGGGGGTAAATTTTTCACTAAGGATGATGAGGCATTAGAATTATTGAACAGATTTCTTGATGACAAAGAGTTTAGAAAAGATGAGGCACAAAAAGGATTAAACTGGTTAAATACACATCTCATTTATAAAGATGAAATGATAAACATGTCAGAATATATGGATAATCTTATTAATGATACAAGAGCAGTTGGAGAAACAGACAAATTTAAAGAGATAGTTAGTTGGATTGAATCTGCTGGTAAACTATCCAAACAAGAAATAATTGATAAATTAGGTTGGGGTAGAGGTATAAAATGGACACCATATCGTAGAGCCCTTATGAATCATCCTAACATCTATGATGTACAGGATTCAACACCATACTATTGTTATAAATATTGATATGAAAACTAGAAATTTTGTACAAAAATACTTAAAAAGATTTTGTAGGGCAACTGTAGAAGTTGACAGAAAGAAAGAATCTAAAAAAGGTTATGTAAAACATAAAGGTATGGAAGATGGCGAAACCAGATATAAATGATATGATAGAACACTCTGAACCTTACTTTGAAAGAGTTGCTACAGGAAAGGTGGTAGAATTACTAGATTCACAATTCATTTATGAGGTTCATAAAATAGTAGAAAAGGGTAGAGAAAAAATACCTGCTGACAAGACAAGCACAAGAATGTGCATGTTCGATGAAAAATGGAGTAAGATTTAATGTCAAAAAAGAAAGAAATACATTCTGGTGATTTGGTAAAAATTGAACCGATTACAGATAATCAAAAATTATTATTTGAGGGATACAAACAAGGTAAGAATGGATTTTACTTTGGATGTGCTGGCACAGGTAAAACATTTGTGTCTTTATATCTTGCATTACAAGATGTTCTTAAACATGGAACACCATATGAAAGAGTTGTGATTGTTCGTTCATTGATACCAACAAGAGAGATAGGATTTCTGCCAGGCGATGAGGAAGATAAAGCTGCTTTGTATCAAGTTCCATATGCAAACATGGTACAGTTTATGTTCAAACAACCAAATGAAGACGCTTTCAGAGGATTGTATGACGCTTTAAAAAGACAGAGTAGTTTACATTTTGTATCTACTTCGTTTTTAAGAGGTTTAACTTTTGATAATTCAATCATCATAGTTGATGAGTGCCAAAACTTAAACTTTCATGAATTAGATACTATTATTACAAGGGTAGGACAGGATTCTAAAATAATGTTCTGTGGTGACTTTAGTCAAACAGATTTAACAAAAACAAATGAAAGAAATGGATTACATGACTTTTTAAGAATATTAGAAAACATGGATGAGTTTAATTGTGTTGAGTTTGATATTCCAGATATCGTAAGGTCTGGATTTGTTAGAAACTATTTAATAGAAAAAACTAAACTTGGCATAGGAGTAGACTTATGAAAATTAGTTTAGAGGGATTATCTCTCATCAAAAAATTTGAGGGTTGTAAACTAGAGGCATATTATTGTTCTGGTGGAGTATTGACCATAGGTTATGGACACACTGGTAAAGTAAAAGAAACTGATGTCATAACACAAGATGAGGCAGATAGACTTTTAAAAGGTGACATTTTAAAGTTTGAACAATATGTAAGTGACAATGTAAAAGTAGATTTAGACCAAAGTCAATTTGACGCTTTAGTTTGTTGGACATATAATTTAGGTGTTGGTAATTTAAGAAGTTCAACTATGTTAAAAAAATTAAATGAGGGTGATTATAAATCAGTTCCTTTTGAAATGAGAAGATGGAATAAAGCTGGTGGTAAAACTCTAGATGGATTAATTAGGAGGAGACAGGCAGAATCATTACTTTTTGAAAGTAAAGAATGGCATGAGATATAAATTATGAAAAATTATGAGATTGAATTGAATGATGAATTATATTATTTTCCAATTTTAGAAACAAAAACAGTTGATAAAAAAAGATTTTATGTGACACCAGAGGGAAAAGAGTATCCATCTATTACAACAGTATTGTCACCCAGAAACAAAGAGGGTTTGATGAAGTGGCGTAAAAAAGTTGGTAATGATGTTGCAACACATATTGCAAATAAAGCTGCTGTAAGAGGGTCAAAAGTTCACAAGATGTGTGAGGATTATCTAAATGGATTAGATATGGAAAAACACAAGAAAGATTTTCTACCATATTGTTTATTCAATGAGTTAAAAAATCAAACTTTTGACAATATAAATGGTGTCATTGGACAAGAATTAGTTTTATATTCTGATAAATATAAGATAGCAGGAAGAACTGATTTGATAGCAAACTATAAAGGAGAGTTATCAATCGTAGATTTTAAAACATCTACAAATGAGAGAAAAGATTCTTATAATGAGAATTATTACATACAAACATCGGCATATGCTGAGATGTTTGAAGAATTGACTGGACAACCAATCAATCAAATAGTAATTTTAGTAGTAACAGAGGATGGTATAGTTCAAGAGTTTATTAAAGATAAACAAGAATATATACCCTTATTAGAACAAACATTAGAGGAGTGGTACGAAACATGCAAGTAAATTGGACAGAGAGCGCCGCTAATCAAGCAAAGGTAATATTAGCAGGTGAAGAAGCTGGTTTAAATGTTCGTTGTTTTATACAGGGCGGTGGTTGCTCTGGTTTTCAATATGGATTTACATTAGACCAACAAAAAGAGGATGACTATGTATTTGAAACAAATGGTGCAAAGTTATTGATAGACCCAATGAGTGGCGTTTATTTCAATGGGGCAACAATAGATTACAAAGATGACCCACTAAACGGCAGTATGTTTATAATCAATAATCCAAATGCAAAATCAACTTGTGGATGTGGAAGTAGTGCAGCTTTTTAAAGATGTCAGTAAAAGAAGAAGAAATAAAAAATTTTCAATCTAGTATTAAATTTACTAAACATGAAACACCTATGTTAGATGAACTAGAGAATGGCCCATGGCCTTCTTTTATATCTGGTATCAAAACACTTAGAGATAAACATCCAGAGCCAAGAATTAACAAAATGACTAATGACCTTTTAGGTCAGTTAGAACATTCGTATGAAACAAGAAAAGGTTATTGGAAAGGTGGTACAGTGTCAGTCTATGGATATGGTGGTGGTATTATACCTAGATTTTCAGAAGTAGGTAATGCATTTCCAGAATCAAAAGAGTTTCACACACTTAGAGTTCAACCACCTGCTGGCAATTTCTATACAACAGATTCACTCAGACAGTTAGCAGATTCATGGGAAAAATATGGGTCTGGTCTTGTAACATTTCATGGTCAAACAGGTAATATAATGTTTATCGGTTCTACAACAGAAAACACTCAACACTTTTTTGATGAAATAAATGATTATGGATTTGATTTAGGTGGTGCAGGGCCTTGTGTTCGTACTGCCATGTCATGTGTGGGTGCTGGTAGATG